CAGTGTAGCAATACCCAAAGCAATTAAGGTATGTTGGAAGTAAGGGACATCCAACGGAAACAATCCTATCAGAAGGAGCGTGGAATGGACAACAACTTAATGCTATTTGGGGCAAACTATTACGTCTATCAGCACTACGGAATCGAGGCAGCAATCTTGGTTTATGTGGGCATCGTGATCGCGATGTGGGTGGGTGTCAAAAAAAACTTAGGGAGGAAAGTTAAAGTAAATTCTAGGCTCAATATCGATAAGTTAGTGGTCACTTAGGTCGGTACAGTGCGATTGTACCTACCCCCTGTGGATAAGTCTGTAAGTGCTTGATATCCTTGGAAAAGATGGGTCGGTATAGTCGGTATGGTCTGTACCTACGCTGTACTGGGTATACCTACTTCGTAAGTCATTGATTTATAAGGGTGGTACATAGGTACAGTAGGTACACTCTCTAAAGAGAGGGAGAGATATATTAAAATATCTCCCTATCGGAACACTCTCTCTTGTATGTTAGAGTTGGCTTTGAAAATAAAAAAAATGCGAAGGGTTTTTAAAATATCTCCCTATCGGAACACTCTCTCTTGTATGTTAGAGTCGGCTTTGAAAATAAAAAAAATGCGAAGGGTTTTTTTTTAAGGAGTAAATTTTGTGAGTGAGTTGATTGAAAAGTTGGACCCGAATCAGGACATTCTGAGGAACCCAGATCAGTACAAGCCAAAGCGTAGACAGATGAAGTTTACGCCGAAGCAAGAAAAGTTTATCCAGTTGTTTGTGTATCATGATCTGACGAATACAGAGTGCGCCCATCGTGCAGGCTATGCGTTCCCGTCAGTCGCAGCGACTAAGATGTTGAACGATCCAAGGTACACGCACATTCAAACGAAGATCCAGGAGTTGAAGGAACTCGAGCAAAAGAAGTATGAGATTACTTTTGAGAAGGTTGCGCGTGATCTTCAGAAGATTCGTGATGCCGCCATGGAGGACGGGACCTATGGTGCAGCAGTACAAGCAGAGCTGGGAAGGGCAAAGCTTGCAGGCTTGATGATCGATAAGAAGGAGATTAAGACGGGAAGAATCGATCAGATGGATCGGTCTGAGGTTGAGGCGCGTCTCATGGCGTTGCTTGAGAAGAATGACCTAGCACCCAAGGCAGAGGATAATGTAGCTGAGGAGGACGTTGAGGATCTCGAGGAGGACTTTGAGGATGCAGAGTGGGATGTGATTGAGGATGAGGATGATTGGGAGGATGAGGATCTCCCCGACGATCTCGAAGATGAGACCGAAGGGGAGGGTTAGGTTAGATCGAGTTGATGCTGACAGAAATGCGAACATCCATGTTGTGATGCTGGTAAAATTCTGAAAGAGAATCTCTAAGCTTTAATGCTTTCTCGACCATTTCAGGTTGATCTATGTAAAAGTCTTCTTTGTATAGACTGGTTTGGCTCAAGATCAAAGATGGTTTATTGACCACATAATCTTCTTCGAATACGGTAACGACAATGTCAGCCGCTCGCATGTTGTACATTTTTTCGCATTCTTTTTTTAGATCATCTTTAAAAGTATTGATCAATGTTTTTTGGGTGTTTATAAGATTCTTTTCTTCTTCAATTAATTTATATTGAAGAGTCTTATTTTCTTCAAGATCTTTGATCTGCTTTTTTTGTTCATCGATCACAGTTTGCTTCGTTCTGTATTTCTTTGTCATCTTATTTTCCTTTTCTTGCTTTGAGTAATAAGGCACTTGCGGCCTTTGATGGAGGTCGAAAGCATCGGCTCTTGCGAGCTTTGTCTGTCAACCTTTTCTTTGTTCTGAAACAACGGTCGAAGGTGTACGCTTTTCTTCGATGCGGAATAGAACAAAACTTTGCACCAACATGGGTGCTTGCGAACTCCACGCGACACCATTGGCAGGTGAAGTTGCGGGTTTTCTTTTGACGATGCATGAAGCTGGAGTTCTTCCTGAAGCCTCCTCGCCTTTCAGTTGGATTATTTTCCTCGATTTCCAGGCTCTCAATCTCGGGCGCTGCGGTGATGCTCGGCATAAACTAACTCTCCTATTCTTTGTACCAGTTGGGGGACTACGGCGTTTCCGAGGGATTTAATTCGGTCCACCCGATTGGGAACCCCATCAACCACTCGGTCCACATCGGGCTCAGCTTCCCAGTAGGTCGATCCGAGTCTTTCGCCTTCGCACAGAGGTACGAGCGCTGGTCCATATGCGTATGGCTTTTGCTCCCGACTGGACCACAGTCTTTGTATTCGCTCGCTCTCGGTGTCGGCCACATCCTCACGGCTGTCTCCAATCCGTCGCCGGACTTCTTGCTCAGACCCTTGCGGTTGTAGTTCCCGTGAAGGGTGGGTGTCGGCCAGACTCTTACTTCCTTGGCGAGCGTTCTCTGGTTCGCGGTGTCCATATTCTTCCAGTCGGAGTTCATTGGCGTGGGCCATACCCTCAGTGGATCTTTCGATAGGCTGTCCTTGACCGCCGCTCCGATGTTCCATCCGTGTGTGCCGTTCTTGTGAGAGGGCGCTATCTCTTCGCCGCCGTTCATTCTCGTCGGAGTAGGCCACAATCCAGCATCGGTCTCTTTTGTGGTGGGCTTCGACGGCACAAGCCGGAATAACAAACGATTGGACTTCGTAACCTTCGGCTTCCAAGTCAAGGCAAACATCGTCGAGTGCCATGCTGACGAACCCAGAAACGTTTTCACCAATGACCCAAGTCGGAGCTGACTCTTTGATGACTCGTAACATTTCAGGCCAGAGGTGACGGTCATCTTCCTTGCCAAGTTGCTTGCCTGCAACGGAGAATGGTTGGCATGGGAATCCTCCGCAAACAACGTCAATTGCGTTTTTATATTCTCGTCCATCTAATTTCCTTATGTCTTCGTGAATGGTGATGTCCGGCCAATGCTTGGCCAAAACCTGCCTACAGAATTTATCCTTCTCGCACATCGCGATGGTCTCCATCCCAGCCCACTCAAGGCCAAGAGAGAAACCACCGATGCCGGAGAATAGGTCAAGGACCTTCATTCATCCTCCTCCTCGTATCTTGGATGAAGACTAAAGAATCCTTGGTTGGGGCAACGATCGGGCGCTTCGTTTACCCATTTCCATTTGCTTGATTCAACGATGTTGGGAAAGAAGATTTCCTTTGCACCTTCAGGCGATGCGGACATGTACTCAAAGAAGTCTTCTTCAAGGTCAATGCCCTCGTTGCGAGTGTTGAGACCGTTCATCTTGGCGAGGAGTTCGTAATAATCAACGCCTCCGAACTCACCATAGCCTTCGTAGTTGGGCTCATGCCAGACATTGCCCTCGTTGTCGTGCAGATAGACGGGCAATGCGCCTTCGTCTGTGTATCTGTTGGTCACGGATTCACCCGTGTCGTTTGTTAACCATGAAAACATACCCATTTTACTCTCCCTTACAGTTTGGATTGGTTTGCCAGTAATCCGGCCAGTGACCCGCGCATACCATCTCGCGGTATTGCTTTTCCATCTCGACTTCGTGCTTGTAGTCTTCGTTGGATACCCAGATCAAGATGATCGCTATGATCGCAACCATAGCGAGACCCATCAGTGATTTTCTTTCTTGTTCAAACATTATGGTTGCTCCCATCCCATGGTCCCCTCAGCGATGTCTTCGTTGGGGTCAAGGTCATCATTACGACCGATGCCGATCTTGCGAAGAATTGCCTCGGCTTCTTCGGTGTAATCTTCGTAGTCGCTCTGACTCTCGGCGGTTAGGTGATAGCTTCTGAACTTCGAATCGTATTGATACTTGAGTTCAAGGCCGTCACGTTCGATCAAGATCTCAGCAAGATCGTCGATCATTTCGATAAATTCAAATACGGCTACTTCCATTGGTCTGTCACCCTTATCCAGTGGTTGAATTGCACATCTTCAGGAAGATCATTGAGCACAAGATAATCGGGTGCGTTCTGATCCTTAGCGTATGCGATGGCCTCATCGGTCGGCTTCTGTTTGATCTCGTAGATCTCATTGGTGCTGACCTTGAGTAGGTGGATCTTTCTTTTCATTGAAGCTTTCATTTCTTTGATCATGAGATGACGGTTCAGTGCATCCGTCACAACAATGTCAATGAGCATGTCGCTTTGACCGTTGTCATACTTGCTAAGCTGACCGTAGCATTTCGGATCGTTTTCTTTGATGTCGTCTGCGGAGACTTGGCGAAGATCGGATAGCATCTGTCTGAAGCTTTCATCCGATTGACCATTGTATGGGTAGTAGGTGTTTGCACCTCCACGACCATCGTTCTCGTACTTGCAGACTCGCTTGCCATCAATGCAGACAGTCGCGTCAACGCAATGCGTCTCATGACTTGCCCATGATGACCACTTGATGTTCTTGAGAGAGATTCTTGATCCGCTCATGGTTTTTCCTTATTTTTGCTTTGGGTTTACGATTTTAAGGTTTGCTTGATGTGGTTGTCAAGCGAATATTTACTTACAGTTTAGGGAAATGTGCTGATTTCGCTGAATATGTTGTTTGGAATAGCGCCTCCCCCGCCCCACAGAGCCCTCTGCCCCCCGTTTAGGGGGTGGGGAAGGGGTAGGGTAAGGGGTCGGCTTGCGGCCTGCGTGCGGCCTGTGCGTGCGTCTGGTTGCGTGCGGCCTTGCGGCCTATATGTGGGTGATTCGGACTTCAAAGTGAAGGTCGAGTGATAGCGTGCGGACTTGCGAGTAGCAGTGGTCATGCGTTCCGGTGATCTCTGAATCAAACCAACCGCTTTCGCGGTCGGCTCGGTCTCTCAATTCAACTTGGTACATTGGTTCTCCTAGTGTTGATGGTAGCTAATGTTGGCTATGTCCTTGTCCCAACATGCGCGACAGTCTCGGCACTCATTGTCTTGTTTAGGTGCCGGACATATATGCGAGTTAGTGGGAATGGTTCGAGCGTGAACCGTTGAAGTATTGCGGAATCGCTTAGGCCTTGGGCCGTCAACCATCGCGGCCGATACTCTCACGATTAGATTGTCAGGCAGGTCACCGTCATATGATGCGACAATTTGCGCTTCGCGTGTTGGCAACCAGTGCAAAGTGTTGGGCGTTGCGCGTGCGACCTGCACGATTTTTTCGAAGTGATTCGCGTCCTGAATGTCGCCGCTGTCATGCCAGCGGAAGTATTTGTCCTTGTTGATCGCTCTCGCCATGCTTGGCGCCCAATTATCGCGCGTGATTGTTGCAAGTCTCCGCGCTTGTGCTTTCTTAACGACTGGCATTACATACATACCACGATCATACGCATAGCAATTCTCGCAGGTTGATCCCTTGACGTTTCGCAATTGTCCGCCCACCTTGCACGCTTGCGCGGGTAGTCCATAAGATTTGCTTGGCATTTTTGACGGATTGGACAACCCGCCTACATTCTCTCTTGCTTCCGATACTTTCATTTTATGTCCTTATATTTTGCTTTAGGTGCCTCAATTCTAGCATAAAATGCCAGGTAATAAAGTAGTTTTTTCGATCGGTTTTAAGCGTGCGAGCTTGCGACCTAGAGGTTTTTTTATAGTGTGAGCTTGCAAGCTTGCGACCTCGAGGCTTTTT